TTTTTTGAAGTCATGACGAGGTGCAGTATCGTGCATTACCTCACTAATCACTTTTTTATTCGATTTTTCGAGTTTTGCGTTGTAATCAGTGACTAAGGATTCGGTTCCCCACATTTCTCTCATATAATTTACGTTTCTGTCCACAGGTGAGTTTGCCATTTTTGCTCCGACTGGTGAAATCAGAACTTTTTGAGGGGTTGCTATCCCTTTTTCTATTTATTTTCACCCTCTTCAGACATTTCTTCGCGTTCTTTTGCTGTTTTCCAAAAATATTCGTCTTCACGACCCATTCCAAGTCGTTCATTTCCATTTTCAACCTGATAATATTGCGTTGAAACCTTAAAATCTGGCATTTTGGGGTTAACTGGAGTCAAACTATTATCAAAGATACGCAATCTGTTGTTTGGATAGAGTGCATACTGTCCATTTTCAAGTTCGATCAGGTTATGTGACTTATGTTCGGCAGGATTTTCACTTGTGGCATAGTCAACATAGTCTGGATCATGGTGATAATTGTCAATTGTGCATACATAAGTCCCTTTTACGATGCCGTGATCTCTTGTATAGCACTCAAAGTCCATCGAACCGATAAATTTTTTGTCCACCGAGACGACTCCGTAGTCCATGCAATTCCAAAACTGGAGGTTTGGTAGGCTCATGTCAGGAGAAGGGGTCTCAGGGTCCGAGACAAAGGCGCTGATGGGCAATTTGTCGTACATCGCAGCGTATTCTGGCAAATAAGTCTCAAAATAAAAAGCGCGTCCGGGAATCGACTTGACCGAAACCCAAACGCCCTTTACAAATTCACCATGACCACTTTGATGATCTGTTAGATATTCTTTACGGACCCATACTTCCATCGAAGGAAGATTAGCAATCAAACATGCCATGGTTAACTTTACATTACTAAATGTATGTATTAACGACCTTGACCACGATACCGCTTACGAGCCGAGTTACGCGAGGTAGCGGCGTATTTGGTATTCTTTCCACTCCCTTGACGAGACTTTTTGGGTTTCGCGGGCATAAAGTTACTGCCGCCGATTTTTGAACGCATTGCCATAATTAATTAACCGTAGTAGTTGTTCATTTTAGTCTCAAGATCTTGAGGTCTTGGAGAACCTTTCTGATAAAACTCTATCGAAAGGTCCTCCATAATATCAAAGTATTCCTCTTGAGTCAAGTTCTTATACATTACATCTCCTTTATGGAGAATTGTATATCTTGTCTGATTCATCAGATAACCCGAGTCTTTTCGTGTCCGACGCGAATGCGAGGATCACACCAAATCTCAAAACCTGCTTCGATTGCATCGAGACAGAATGATACATCTTCTCCACACATATCCTGTACTGCTCCAGAATCAAAGACTTGCATCTTCGGTGCAAACCAAGGATACTTCATCTCATCGTGCTCGAAGACTCCATTCTTAATCAGCAACCATCCGAATCCTGCATAGTCTACAGTAAATGGCTTCTTACGCTTTGAAATTGATTCCAGAGTTTCATGATTCATGACTCCACCATTATTCTTGAAGTCATCTTCTTCTAACCAGTGTGCAACAGAACTCGTTCGCCCGTCTTCCGTACAATACCAACCACTTGCAATATCTTTATCCATCAAGACCAATTGCCAGAACTTCTCAGTATTGAAAACAATATCAGAGTCAATCCACAATTGATAATCATATTTCAATTTTCCATCCCAGGGAATCTGATCCGGTCCTCGCAGCACATTCGCTCCAAGACACTTGCACCTTGCAAAGTTAACCATGGAAGAATAGTCCTGCGAGATCTGGATGCTCGCTCCTGCTTGTACAAGGTCAAAACAAAGTTGTACAAAGTTTTTCAGGTAGGTATATGAAACTCCTCTACCGGGAAGACAGAATACAATTGTTTTCCCCTTGACCATTTCTTTTGCCTTGTCAAAATCCCACTCAGCATTCTTTTTTTCTGTGGGACCAGGCGCTTTTGCTTTTACAGTAAATCCTTTAGCCATAATCGAATGAAGTTACTTCAGTATCATACAGTATTATCTAGGTATCGTCAAGGTGTCTTTATTCAATATCTCTGATAATAATACAGTCATTTTCAACTTCAATATTAATCTCGACGCCCTCATACCATCCCTTCTCGTCACATATCCATTCTGGAATAACGACATAGTGTTCTCCGTTAACTGGATCGATCTCTACAGTCGTAAAATTTTCTGCGGGATTTTTTTGCATATCTTTGAACCCTATCGTCATTTTTTATATATGAAAAATTTTTTTTACGAGAGTGAAATAGAGATCGCGTTTTGGGTCGTTTATAGCTTAGGGAAGTTAGGCGTTTTTATATACGGGGGGCGGGGCACGGCGGCGGCACCGTAGGGGGGCATAATACCCCCCGACTGCTGTCAACGAACGAATGCTATTAACGAATGGTCGTATACTTAGGGTTGTTGAAGTTAGCAACAGAAAACCGCTGACGATCTACCAACTTAAATGTACCTAACTGATTGGAGAGAACATAACCCTCTGCAGAAATCTCATCGGACCCGATGAATGCACGGGGACCAATATTTCGGCATTGATTCATCAACTCATCCTTCAAAACTATCATCAACCCGTAGAGGTGGCAAAGATTAGAATTGCCCAGAAAATCCTCATCTGTGAGTGCCCAACCGTTACGCAGGGCGGTGTTAATATTTTTCTTAATTTGCTTCGCTTCCTTATCAGTCACGAACTCAGTCTTAGACATCACCTCGCGGATCAAATCTATGATGGGAGGAATCTCAAACCCGTCCGAACCTTGATAATAATCACCGGACCAAATGTACGCCTTAGGGAACACGAACTTACAGTAAAAATTATTAGTAATAATAAACTTCATCGGTGCTGCGATAGCATCACGGAGATCAGATTCTGCCGTGTAAACTGTATGCGGAGCGATGATAATTTCTTCGGTTACGACATCATCGAACTGATACGTAATTGTGTTGGGGGTATACTCATCAGACCCACCGAAACCAATAAAATCGCCCTGAAAAATCATGCCGTTAGTTTGTGGCAGATAATCAAAACATTTGTGGAGAATATCAGCAACCTCACCCGTGTGGTTAGCATCAATATCCTGGTGAGATTCGTTGATCTTAATCTTCACTTTATTGAAGACAGATTTGGTGCCAACGAAGAAGTTTCCGGTGGCAGGATTAGTCCCCCAAACGATAGCGGGAGCGCCATCAACTTTCACAGAAAGATGAAACTCAGACTTGATAGATTGCAGGAACGAAGTATCACCTGTGAGGATGGTATCTTCGGGGTGTTCGATGTGAAGGTTTTGAGTCATGATTAAGAAGAAAAAGTGAAAACAATTGAGGGGGAGATTAGTCCCCCAGAGTTGTCATCAAGCAAGACGCATTCCGTTGGAGAAAGGAATAGTCCGCATTGCCTTTTCTGTCAGGTCAAACATTTGAATGAACCACTCATATTGTTTCTGGAAAACATACTCACGCTTGGTTCCGCAAGTATATCCAAACTCAGAAAGAAGTGCATTCAGACGTGACTTTGTGGTCGTTGATTGATAACCACCATCATAAAGTTTGAGGGATACGTCATCAATCTCAGCGATCAGATTTCCGTGGAGATAAACCTTAGAGATACCATCTTCGATGATAACGGAGGTGTTATCTTTGCTCCAGTTGATGTCACCTTTGACGGCGGCGATCATTTCGGATTCGATCTTACGCATTCAGAGAGAAGAGAGAAGGGACAAGGGGCGGGAGGGACGCGCTGCCCTCCACTCCCTTAAGATAGTCGATTTTGGACGCCGTGCCAAAAAATTGTGACACTTAGTTGATCGTCCACCGGGCGGCTCCGATTCTCAATAATAAAAGTAGTTGAGAATCGGTACGGTTAGTGTTAACGAAGCGGTTGCAGTTTCACAACCTCAGGCACACTATGATCCTCCCTTACGGTGTGAATGTGGAAGTGAGGATTGAGGCGCTTACATGTTGCGATGGCATCTTTTTTAGTGGCACTAATGTAACTCAACTCATCACGCATAATGTGACCATTAGGACGCTCAAAACGACCGGAAATGATGAACTTAGTTTCTTGCATTGTTATCAGTTACCGAAGAACTCATCGTGACAATCTGCCACAAAATCTATAAGTTCATCGGTTGCATCAAGTGCGAAACGATCACAAACCCAATCGACACAATCATTCAGAGAAGGCATCA